CTTACGCAGATCTATTCACAGCTATCGGAACTACTTATGGCTCAGGTGACGGATCTACAACGTTCAACATACCTGACATCAGAGGCCGCGTTATCGCTGGTCAAGATGACATGGGCGGAACTTCAGAGAATCGTTTAACCGCGCCCGCTTCAACATTGAACGGCATCAACGGTGACACGTTAGGTGCCACTGGCGGATCGGAAACCCATACACTCACAGTCGCACAGTTAGCTGCGCACGATCACGGTGGAACTACAGGCACGAACACGGCCTACCGCAGAACATCGAAAGACATATCGACCGTTGGAGCGTCTGATCCTATTGTATTTTCTGCTGGCTACGATGCTGCGGACGCAGGACATAACCACACGATCTCTTCTCAAGGTAGCGGCGATGCACACAACATCGTTCAGCCGACGATCATTCTTAACTACATTATTCGTGCAACGACGATAAGCTAATCATGATTACGATTCGAAACTACAAAGACGAAGATTTTCAGATGATTTCAGAGTGGTGGAATGAAGCTAAAGAGCTTGGTCCACTTCCTGGAATGATGCCAGAAGAATCAAGTTTCGTTCTGGAATGGGACGGGAATCCAATCGCAGCACTGACAGCGCTTGAGACAAATACAAAAAGCATTTCCTACATCGAAGGATTTATTGGAAATCCAAAACCAGAGTTCAAGTCAATTCGTAAGGAGCTTGCTCCCCTACTCTGGAATCACGCATTTAATTACCTCAAGAACAAAGGCTTTGAGCGCACCATTTGTTATGCAGGTAACGAAAAACTAATTCAAAGATATGAGCAATTTGGAATGACCGCACTGTCGTCTGGTTACACCGCGCTTGCTAGGGAGTTAAGATAATATGCCATGGGTAATTCCTGCTGTAATGGCAGGCGTAGGCGCAATAGCTGGTAATGAAAAAGATAGATCGCAACAGTCGACATCAAGTCTCTCTGGCGTCCACATGGCTCCAGAAACAGAGATAGAAAAACTTGGCGGGCAATACTCATTAGACTCGATGAAGGCGTTACAGGGCTTGGTTAATGCTGGACCCGGACAGGAGTCGATCGGTCAAGCCAATCAACAGTACGAATCCCTTGCACAGTTGCTACATGGATTCTCTCAAACTGGTGGAGCGCCATCGCAACAAGACTGGTTAAGCGCAAAGGAATTTGCAAAGAATCAATTCGCCCCTCGCCAAGAAATGCTGAATCAAGTATTCGAAGACGAGCAACTACGCGCAAATCAAATGGCTGCCCAAATGGGTCGGCCTGTTAATGATCCATATATCCAAGCGCAACTAGCAAAAGAGCGAATGCGTGCCCAAAATATGATGGGCGCGGAACAGTCAGCTTTCATCGGAGCAGACGCAAGAAGCTCAGCAATGAATCGATTAGGATTTACATCGCAACTTGCAGACCTAAGGGGGTCGCTAGCCAGCCAAGCAATGGCAAATCGTCAAGCGCTCCTATCAATTGGTCAGGGCGTTCAATCATCTGAAAGATCTTGGCGCTATAACTCAGGAAATAAATTCGGACTCTCCACTACTCAGCAAGAATCAGGTGGAGGCACAAAGGGTATGCTTACAGGCATGATGGCAGGATTTGGCTCGGGCATGTCGGCCATGAGCGGAATGGGCGGTGGAATGCCTGGCATGGGCGGAGCAGGCGCGGGAGCAAGCGGCGGTGGAATGTCGTCGATGGGCTCTATGGGCGGAGGGCAAGCGTCGTTCGTCCCACAGACAATGCAAATGAGCACGCCTCAGTATCAGTATAATAATTCAATGCCACAACGACAATCAAGAATCGGTGTTCCGTTCGCAAGGCGCGGCGGCAGTCAGTACGAGGGGATGTAAGTGTCTTTACAAGAACTTTTTCAAGCAATGAATATGTTCAAAGAAGGAATGCAACAGTTCTCTGTTGCTCGCGGCATTTCACAAGCACAAGAGCAAATGCAGCAGTTAAAAGCCGCAGAAATTGGCGAGATCGAAAAGAGAACTGCACTTCAAGAAATTGCAAACAATCTCGCCCTAAATTTAGGCAAGACAGGCGCCCCTGTTCATCAAATTCAATCAGCGGTTGGAGCAGTAGCACCGATGCCAATCCGGGATGCAAACGACGCTTATATTCAGAGCCAAACCTCGGGAAGTTTGACAGATCTTTATCAAGGTATGGATAAACGTACTTTCGATAACGAAGCGGCGCTAATTGACCGCAGAGGGCAATGGGCATTAGATTCAGCAAGATATTCTGGACAGCTTGCTAACCAGCGGCTTCAAAATACGAATGCACAAAAAGATAAAACTAGCGTTCTATCTTATCAGAAAGAGTTTAATGACGAAGTTAAAGATCAAGTATCGAAAATTTCTAACTTAGGACAAGCTGAAAGACTATTGGATTTAAACAATCCAGTTGCTGATCAAACTCTAAAAATGTTCTTAGCTCGGGCTTCTGGAGAAAAAGGTCCTCTATCCGACTCAGACATCCAGCTTTATGGCGGATCGAAAGCACTAGCGAGAAAAGTTCAAAGAGCAGTATCAGAAAAAGCATTTGGTACGTTAACTCCTCAAGATCGATCAGAGATGTTGCAGGTCATTCAGAACTATCGAAAAACTAATAATGATGAATTAGCTGACAAGATCGAACAACTTGCAGGACAGATGTCTTCAAATCTAGGCGGAAAACCTGAAGATTATTATAACACCGTAACGGGTGCGAATCCGATTCTTCGTGATGCTATTAATCAGAGAAAGAAAAAAGGGAAAGAACCAGAGACTTCAGCGCCGGGCCCAGCTTCAAAACCAAAGAGTGTTGATGAGTTGATCAACAAATTTAAGCCAGGCAAAAAGGGCGCCTCAATTAGTGCCAGCAAAAAAGTAGCTGGCGGCTCATTCTTCCAAGGCAATCAGCCAGCAAGTCTATCCGGCTCAGAGCGCCCAGAAGAAATTGGACTACCATCAAGATACATCGAACGACTAATTGATGAAGCATCTGACTTAGAAGATCTAAAAAAGAAATTAAAGTTCGGGAAATCTAACACGCGAGTAGGCTAATGCCAAAATCAATTGACGCAGTCAAAGTTGTAAATCACTTCATCCCCGGCGTAGAAGTCGTCGGCCCAGGTAAGAATCCGAATGAAGTAGTGATTCGAAAATACCTAGACGAAGTCGCGCCCGCCCCAGGTGCCGTCAATCCGAGCGACGTTCAAGAGAGCTATGAGGACCATACAGTCGATGTCGGTCTTATGTTGCAGGAACAAGGCTACGATCCGCAGCAACTGGCTGAAGTTCAAATCCAAGTTGGTAGTGCGGAAGAACCCCTCAAAGACAATCCTGTCGGATTCATTGACCGAGTAGCGCTGGCATCTACAAACAAGATCGATGATAAAATCAGAATCCTTTCCGAGAAGTTCGGAAAAGAAAACGTTCAGTTTGATCCAGAACGAAAAGCCATTGCAGTTAGAAAAAATAACGCTTGGTATGACACAAGTACAGACTTCTTGTCTGAACTAACAGCTGATTCCCCCGCTATTGCCGGTGGAATAAGTGGAGCAGTTCAATTGGGAGCGGTAGGTTCTGCTTTTGGTCCCATCGGCAGCGCTGTTGGAGCAGTAGCAGGTGGAACCATCGGAGCACTCGCAGGAAAGTTAGCTAGCATAAAGGCAGCTGAAGCCTCGGGCGTTCGAACAGAGGGCGACGGTAACGACGTAAAGAGCGAGCTTGTTGATGAGTTTCTCTGGACAACCGCATTCGGAGCGGCCCCCTATTTAGCAAAAGGCGGCAAGAAACTAGTTAACGTTGCTATGGAAAAGATCGCCGATAAAGTCGTAGATAACCCCTACATGAGGGAAACCTTATCGAAACTGGTTGGCGCATTAGGAAAATATTCTCCTTACGACGTGAGTGTCTGGCTTGATCAAGCAAAGCCTGTGAATCAATTTCGAAAAGAAATCCAAGAGTGGGAAGGAAAGAAGTTGGCTCAGAGCACAGTTCAATCTCCCCTAACGCCAGCACAAGCTGCAGTTAATCCAGTTAAAAAGAAGATGGCTGATACTGTCCTACATGAAATCAATGAATCAAGACGAGTAATGAACGCCGACTTCGAAGCGTTTAAGGCCGACCCTAAAAATGCAAAAGCAATTGCAAACGCCACTGTCTTCGCGGAAGACGTCCAGGGCGTACTTCCAAACCTATTTGAAGAACTAAAAGCAGTTGGTGATTCAGTCCCCACTGAAAAGAACGCCCTTAAAAAGGTTATTAAGGATCTCTCAAAAACAGTTGGAGCAACCAATAGCGGACACATTCCATTTACCGAAATTCAAGCAATGAGAAAACGTGTCGGAAAAATGGTTGAAGCAATGGGCGGCTTCGATGGAAAGCCCGCACAGATTTCTTCAACTGGACTTGCAGCTATTAAGAGAGCGCAGACAGTACTTCGTAATCTTGAGGGAAAGGCAATATCAAATGCCGATGAAGCCGTTGGTACAGCTTACAAAGAATTAAACGCAAAGTACTCCGCAAGAAGAAACTTCTTCGATGAGTACGGCGACTCTGCACTCTTTAATCCAGATCGTATTGATGGGACACTTAAGAAGTTGGGAGCAGAAAGCGGAGAAAATCTTCGTCAGCAGCTTGCAGTTTTGTGGGACGGAACAACTGGAAGAGCCGATCGCGTTCTTAAAAGAATCGATGCAATGAATGCTGCGCTCAATACAACAAAAGAGCCTGCGGGTTTTATCCGTGACACTGGAGCAAAGCTCTCAATGAAGACTCTTGGAACAATTCAGCGCATGGGAAAAACCAACGAGTTCATTTCCAAGCTTCCGAAATCTGCACGCGAAAAGCTCATAACAGAACCAGAAGCAGTAACAAATCTTATGATGATACTTGGCCAATCTGCTCAAGCCGAAACGCAAACGCATCAAATGTTAATGACTGAAGCCATGAGAGCCTCGGAGCCTATCAAATGAGTAACGATCAAGATTTTAGAGATAAGCTGCTTCTTGGTATCAACGACAGAGTGGTTTCGATTAAAGAAGATATATCCGAAATCAAAGTGGACATTAAAGAGCACATTAGGCGGACAAACGTCTTAGAAGGTAAGGTTACCTGGCTTGAGCGCCTGTTCTGGACAGCTTGCGGCGGCGTAACCGTCATATTCAGCTGGTTAAAGTTTTTTAGTTGAACTGCCGACCTGGCAGATATGAAACACCTAATCTTAATTGCAATACTGGCTGGCTGCGCATCCCCGGGTAAAAGACTCAATAACATTTCACTTGGCATGTCGAAACGGGAAGTAATCCATATAATGGGTACGCCCAATTCAGTAAAAGCCGCTGATAACGTTGAAGTACTTGTCTATGCAGTCGATCGTTTCTGGTCCGCCGAGGCATTCACTTATGTTGGAGAGTACTGGATTGAATTAGAGAACGACGAAGTGATTCGATACGGTAAACCAGGGGACTTCGGCAATGCCGCTCCACCAACACAGAAGATTATTATTGAAAGATCTGGAGCGGGTTATTAGTTAAATTTCCTTAACTATTATCGCTGTTCTCTTAACCACTTCACATAATCATCACAGATCTGTCTTACGAGGGTCGAGAATTCCATCTTCGCTTTAGCCGCTTCTTCTTCGAGGATTGTCTCTGTTTCAGGGGTAAATCTTATAGAGCGAGGTTGCAGTTTTCGCTCTTTTCTCATTTCCTCTGGACGTCTAAAGGGGCCAGTGGTAGTTCGTTTCGCCATACAAGGTGTCATCCATTTCGTACTACGCGGAGTGTCAAAGTATATGAAGATAAAAGCGGCGATACTGAAGGAAGTCAAGCGGCTTCAAAAGCGGCGAGATAGGCATAAGAACATGAAATCGAAAGAGCGCGTTTGGTTAGACACCGAGATTCTACGACTGCTTAGCGCCCTCAGTATGCTTCGACACAAGTTTCCATCTGAGGATCATCCTAAAAAGAAAAAGAAGGTCCGGCTGGCGAGAAAAAGGTAACTACCTGATCACCCTCAGTCGCATTCGTTTCCGAAGTTCATCAATTTGACTCTTTGGTTTTGGATCGGGCTTAAGAACGACAGTCGGCTTTGCTTTAGGCGGCGTCATGAAGTTGATTGTTGCCAAATTCTCTACAAATTGTCTACGAAGCTTTAGGTTTTTTTATGGGGTCAAATTGGACGTCATCGAATTCTTCATAGTCCTCTATCGTACGTCTGAGATTTGTGTGACCAAGCCACTTACTAACGTTAACTTTTTGTTGACCGAACGAGCGCATTAGACGAAGGAATCCTATTCGCCCCCCGTACAATGTCACGCCGTCGAATATTGCCGACATGGTTTTATAGAGTGGGCGCTTGAATCCCCCCGATCGAATAATCTCTAGACATTCTTGCTGTTGTTTTGTGAGAAGAGGAATGAATTTCCAGCGCTGATCTTTCGGAAGGGCTATTAGTTTACTTTGATATACTCCGAGGGTCGTTATGCCGCGAACGATAATTACCTTAGAGCTTTTCGAGTCATGTAAGGAATCAATTTCCCAAGGACGAAGGCCTAACCAAACAGACAGAAATAACCATTCATAATTACCAGGCACCGTTAGTTTACGCCGCTTCTCTTCTAGCAACTCCGGCGTCAGCGGCTTCGACTTAGTACGTACTCCATTTGTATCTTGGTTATCAGCGATGCGCTCGCGAATTGAGCCGCGTGGAAACGCAACCTCTCGAAAAAAGGATTGGCTGCGCTCCGAAACAAAAGAGCCCCACATGTTCAAGACACGAATAATCTTATTCGAATAGTCGACGCTTAGTCCGTCTTCAATGAAGTATCGATAAATCTTGTTTGCGTTCTTATAAAAATCTTTAGGCTCTATTTCGAGCTTAGCGACCATCTTTTGTACATACCGCCAATGAGACTGTAGGCGCTCTTTATGAGCCGCTATTCCAAACGAGTTGTCATCAAGGTGTTGAGTGAAATCATTCGCCAAATACGCAGGCAGATAAACCGATTCAACAATCAAGCTGCGAATAGCACGTCTTGCTTGCTCCACTTCCTTCGCGCGTTCTAGTCGACCTTTTTGGTTCAACTCTTTCGCTCTTCGTTTAGCCTCTTCGATCGACATATTGATAGAGAAACCAAAGCCGTTAAAGGCCTCACGAGGAACTTGCTTTGCAATCCGTTTTCCATCTTGATAAGTTTCATGAATCAGGCGCCATGACCGGCGGCCCTTGTTCACATAGAAGGTGCCCATACAAACTCCTTATCGGTAGGCGTCTGTAGAGACTGAATTGTCTACCAACAACACCAACCCATTTGTTGGTGATCATCCTTCTAACTGCTTGATTTTACTAAAGAAAATAGTAAAGTGGTAGCGGGAGAGGGTACTGGATCACCAACGCGGTCGATAACTTATCAGGGTTGTTGGGAATTTTCAAGAGGGCAAATTTAGATTGGATTGCTTTGGTAGGCGTCGATTAGGAACTGATGGTTAGGCTCAATAGCGTAGTAGCTTTTGATCTTTTCCATAATCATCGAGTGAGGAGTAATCTTGGCTGCTAGTCGACTGACCCATGTAGGTCCGCGACGTTTTGCCTGAAGAAGTACATGGTAGTAATTTAGCCAGTCAGCTGTGTGATCGTCGTTTCGTTCAATCGTCTTTTTCGAATCGGACCAGCGGTATGGAAAATATCTTGCGCCTAGAGCATGAAATAGGATTGGCAAATCTGTAAGCCAGTTTTGTCTACCATGTGCTCTTCGAATTGCTGACATGAATAGTGGCGAAATGTAATCACCGTTACCAGTCTTCCAACCATTATCTCTAAGTCTATTTTCGAATCTCTCTCGCTCCTCACCTAAACCGTACCAGTCGAAAACTAAATATAGAGGAAGTGCTTGGTCGCCTGAGAAGTCATCTTCACGCCACGGACTTTCTGGATGTCTGACGTAACCTTCTGGAGTTTCGAACTTCCAGATAACTGCAAGTTGTCCGAAGGTCGGATTTGATACCAGTAAGTACCGGCTTGTTTCGGCACATGAGTCGCCGATTGAACCAGGGAATGCCGATTGCTCCAAGGCGATGGCGCCATGATGATCGAAGTACATTAGAGATCGCCCTTGAGATTGAGGCCGAGGACGTAGCGAAGTGCCTGTAACCGTTCAGCGGGCGACGCTGACATGAGGTGAACAATCTTTTCGGACTCTTCTAGGTCGCTAGTTGGTTTTGTTATGAGAGTGAGCGCCTCTAAGTAGTCTTCTGAAAGCCCACGATCGATAACCGTCCCCTCGATAAGTCTCACTTCTTCGGGCACTACGTCAGAGCCCTCATAAGCTAAGAAGGTCGAAATGACTTCGAACCAACGCTGCTCAATTCCTGGCTCAGTTTTCTTGTTGAAATTTTCTAGATAAATGGACCGAATTCTAAGAACCTGGTCTCTTGATAAGGGCTTAAACATTAGGTTATCCTTGTTTAATGAAACCGATGAATCAGTTGCGATATGATTTAAATAGGGCGCTTAATCAGGTGAACGTGCAGGATTTCGAGGAAGCGCTTCGAGAGGGTCGGAAGCTAATTATTGAATATGACTGCGGCTCTGTAGCGTTTCGCTGGGACCCGCCGTGGGTTACGTATGTGCCGCCAACGTTGTCTGAAATCGTTGGCAGTAAGGGTGACTAGTTCTTTCCTACCTAGTTGAGTTGACTTGGTTTAGTCTTTGCAATATAAACCAAAGTATGTTTGTAACGCCCAACCTAGTTTCTGCCATCCGAAAAAGTTTCGAATATCTTTCAAAGACGGTGGAAAAACTACCTGAAGACCATCCGGCTAAAAACCAAATGCTGAAACTACCAGAAGAGTTCGAGATCATTTTTAAGATGGAACAACGAGTTCCTATCCCTGCGCCAAAACCAAAGCCGAAGTCCGGTGACTGCGTAATCTTACCCTTCAAATAAACCACAATCTCCGGGCCTTACTTAGATAAAGCTTTTTGGCGCTGACGTTCGAGTTCTTCGAGACGTGCGATGAGTAAGGGGATATCCTTAGTTTGATTTGCTTCGGCAACAAAGGCGGCAGTTAAAGCCTTTCGAACTTCTTCCATTGCGTCTTCTAATTGATCGGGCTTCATGTTGGGCTCATGATAAGCCTTAAACCCAAAGACCTTCAAGATTTTAATGACAAGCTTTGCAGGCCATCTGAGTTTTAAATCAATCATAGCTGGCACCTTTATTACATTAATCTTTCTAAATCGAACAGTTCCCAGTCTGGATCTATTAACGTATACCAATCCAAACCAATAGCTCCGACAGTTGCACTTTGAACTCTACACCCAGGCTCAAACCACGGATGGGGTTCAGCGATTAATAAGCTGAAGCGCTTATTGTGAGACCAGATTCGTGCTTTATAGACGCCGGGCTTTAGATGTTTTGCTAATGTTTTCTTCATGACTTTGTTTCTGGTCCGAACAATTCAACTTCTAGCTGTTCCATTAACGAGTACTTTGTCGGACCTAACCACTTCTCTTCACTGTCCATAAACGCCTTCCGAAACTCTTCACGACTAATCGTCACGGTGCCGGGGATGACTTCTCGGACGTTGGCCTTAAGTTCATCGTTCTCTTTGATCAACGCGGCAATAAAGACCTTCTGTGCAGCATCACTCTCTCTATACCAATCAAGTAGTAGTTCTTCTTCGTTATCCGCCATATTTCCGCCATTTCATATCCACAAACCTATCCATAAATATCCAAGGTTTAGTTCAATAAGTTGTTTTAACAGGCCAGTCGTTACTCTGGCATCTCCGTGCAGCGCGAATTTCTTCGGCCTTCCAATCATCGGGCTTACATTCAAGCTCCTGTTAAATCGAAAAATTATGTCAGTAAACTTTCTATTCTTGTTTATTCCAGTACCAGTCGGGCGGATACATCTCTTTACCGGCGTCTGCTTCTGATAGTAACCAACTTCGGAACTCTTCAAATCCCGACTCGATAAGCTGTAACCATCCGGCAGCATAGACCGCCGTTGACCAGTCGCTATACAATTCGCTAACGTCGGCATCAGGCAATCCGACAAGCTCGGGAATTCTACCGCGTAGTTTCTTAATATCTTCGGGCCACGACAGATATTCTTCGTCAATACTCGCCTTACCGTTCAACTTGTATAGTTCTAATCTATTCATATCTGAACCTTTATGCCGGTATGACGTTTCATGGCGTTACCTTCACCACGTAAATATCGTAGGCCTTGTTCTTGCCTAGCTGATTCGTCTTCGTAAATTCGACTTTCGCGTTGGGCACATACTTTTGAATAATCTTGGTCACCTGATCGAAGTCGCCAGGGAAGCCCATCATGTTTGCAAGTGTCCAGTCATCAACAACGGTGAACGTAGATTGAAAGTCATCTGAAATCTGTTCGACGTAGTCTCTTATTGATGTAATTTTGCTCATATACGGCGCACCTGTTCTTTCTTGATCCAGCCGTGCTCGATGGCCAGAGGCAGATAGTATTCACCATCGCTCATGCACATAGAGTCGTAGTACCATTCGCCTGTCTTTTCATCTTTGAACATGAAGCGACTAATAGCCGCGAGCACAGCGTCTCGCATGTGTTCTTCTAACGCCTTGTAGGCTCTTTGATACACGGTCGCTGCGAAGTACAGATTGCCGTTGTCAACGGTCGAATCCTTTTCGGCGTACCGCTCAATGATTTCATCAGCGTGCTCAATGTCGTTCATTGTGCTCATCGCATCACCTTTATCGAGGTAAACTTGTTCATTCTTCCCTCAGAACCTTTTTAACTATTGCCATCGTACTGTCACAACAATCTGGTCCGTTAACGCCTCTCAACGCCCAAATATCTTTTATAGCCGTGATCAACTCCAAAACTCTTGCAGGATTCGCGGCTGCTATGTACTCGCCGTCCTTATCATAGATCGGAACACCGCTATCATCTTGCTTGATGAACGTGTACTCATCATTGTGAAGAGTCCAATCGTCGCTGTCAGTCTCGGGCGTGTAGTGCCAAGGACCGGGCGTTGCCTCTTTAGCGAGTCGCTCTAGTTCATCTAAACTTATTATTTTGGTTTGTTTGCTCACTTTGCTAGCGCCTCAACTTTTGACTTTATGTAACCAGCGTCAGCGCCAAAGTATGTTCCTACAACCTCGGCAGCGTCTTTGATGGCCCTCTCGTAACCGGCTAAGAAACAATCGAATTCAACGCCAGCTTCAAAGCCAGCGTCCGAAGGTTTCTCAACTTCCATGAGTGAGCTTGATAAATTCGTTTGCGACTTTCTCTGCATTAGTCATTAGGGCTCCTTTATCTGTGTAATCGGTTTTTAACTATCTCTGTGACCGTCTTGTAAACCGCATCGGCGTTTGGATCATTGATGAGTTTCGTTTTCACCCAAGGACGCCACGGCCACGAGAACAATCTTTCTTTCCAGCTTCGCTCTACTCGCCAAAACATATTAGCCTTGTACTTTTCCGAACAGTTCTTGCTCTAGCTCATCGGGCTTAACAAACTCCCAAGTGCCAATAGCGTTTCTGCAAGCCGTGTGAAACTCGGCACGAGTTATAGTCACCGCATCCCAATTCTTTAGGTCGGTTTCGCCGCAATCCTGGCAGTAAGCCTCTGTGCCCACGCCCTCTACTCTGTGCTTACATTCTCTCATCTCGTTTATCCTAGTAATGTGTTTTTCATTCGCCCAATACGCCGGTTGAGATAACCCACGCATGAGAATCATGGTCCGAATTGTCTGCAATCTCTCTTAATGCTGACCTGAGAGTAATGTTCTCGTTTTGTACTGAAAATAACTTTGCTCCAACTAGCTGATGTTTCTTTAGGTCATTAAGCTCTTTAGTTGTTTCATCAAGCAAGCGGCTCATGCTCGCAGAATAGTGTGGGCAATCTTTATAGTGCTTTGTCTCGTTACTTGAGAAGGCCATACAGCCTGGTACGCACGATCTCATTTCATTCTCCTAACGGTGTCCCAATCCCGAACCATGATCATAAGCATCCTTGTCATGTCTACAGCTTCGCGGCTGGTTATATCGGAGCATTCGCCAAGGGTTATCTCAAAGTTGTTTCTCAAATCAGAAGCGTATTTATCAACCCACTCATCAAGTGATGTACTGTGCTGTCGATATTGGACACACGCCGGGCAGGTACTCGATAGCCCTTGTCTCTGCCAGTCCTCACATCGTTCACAGCCCATGCAAATCCTTTATCGTGATAATTTTGACCGTCTAAGGGCCTTGTTAATTCGTTTCATCATTTTCAATTCTGCCTTTGACCTTCGCGCTGCCTTTATTAATTCGGTCGTGCTAAATGTCATTTCAATTGGGACATCGGCAATAACCGCGTGACGATAATCAGGAGCGACCATCTTGTAGCCATACTGAACGTCGATTCTAAATCTCTCAAAGCGGTCTGAATCGTTTATTGCAGTAAGATTTCTATTCATCGAGCGCCTCAATCAATGCGTCTGTAACAGTCAAAGCGGTGCGAATATGATTTCCGAGATAAGCGTCTTGTTTATCACTAACAAAAAGTCGATCAGCTAATCCGGCCAAGATTGCAGTTGCGATGCGCTCTCTGCGTTCCTTTCGCTCTTTATTAACTCGACTCTCAGTGACTCTGAAATCTGGAATACGTGACATATAAACTCCCAAACACCTTATCTGATTAATTTCGACATATACAAAACCACTCGCCCTCACGATACTCAATAGTCGCTTTATATCCTTTAGGTTCACAAAAACTGACACATCTATCTGCGTCAGCAATGCAGCCCGTAAGAGCTAAAAAAATTAACCACTTCATTTAGAAATTCCTTGTAACAACTGACTTAATCTTTCTCTTGCCTGCGGCTGTCTATACTTCTTACTTGTCTCAATTGATTCCCAACCGAAGATCTCGCAGGTATCAATGTCAGTAACGCCTGGCTGAGTGCTGAACTTGGTTGCGCATAGCTTGCGTAGAGTGTGTGGCTTTAAACCAATTTTCTTTAGTCGTTTATAGAGTGCCGAGTAACAACCTTTATATCGAAAGTTCTTTAGGTCGCCCTCGAAGAAGACTGCTCGCGGTTTCGAGCCTTTACCTATTACTTGCTCGCCGTCAAAAGTTCTTAATCCACAGCTACGTAGTCCACCGTAGAGTAGTTGCTGGGCCGCCTGTCGATAGTGCTCCTCAGTCATTGAATCAACAAGTACTTTGGCCTCGTCGAATGTCATTTTCAATCGTTCAATCTGATATGCGTGTTTGAATAGAAGCGCATGTGACTGTAGAAAAAGTTTCCAATGATTCTTAGCTGGCGGAATCTTGTCGTTATCTATTAACCATTGGAAGAACTGACCGAATCTGACAAAGGTTGTCTTAATTGAATAAGGTCGCATGGTTTTCTTTAAGTCTTGGTAAACTTCTTCAGGTTTATCCATGACTTTATGTCCATGCTTTCTTAATCTGGCCCGCTCATTTTTGATTGAGCTTCTTGCCCATGCCATGCTTTTACTTCCAATGTACTGATCAACGAACTCTGTCACAAAATTTCCTCTAAATGTTCAATGAATTTTTCTGCAGTTAAACTTGTCACGCATTCCATTGTTCCGCAGAGGCACTCTCTAAAATCGGCCTGGTAGTTAAAGTGCGATTGAGTCTGAATATATTTACAATCTAAGTAGTCAGCGGGCTCAACGATATAACAGCCGCCGCCCAAGATATCACTTCGATAGGGCATTCGTGTCTTAGGGTCAACTGACGAGTAGCCGGCTACGATAGGAACATCCGTGCAACCTGCCAAATGCAAAAGGCCGTTATCAACACCAACAATACACTTTGAAAGAGCAATAATCTTTCCAGCTTCAAGAAGGCTTGTTTGATCTCTGAGGTCTCGGCCAACTGTGTAATCGATCTCTTCTGTGAATTCAGACTCGGGCTTAAGTCCACCTGATATAGTGTCTGATCGAGCGCCCAGCCAAACTGGTGTGATTCCTTTTCTCGTGAGCCATCTTGCGATTGCATTGTAAGTTGCTCCAGGTAACTTTCTAACATTTGCGGTGAAGCCTGGTGTAAGAACAACGTAAGTACCTGGCTCCAAGTTGAATTTCGTGGTGTCAATTTCGTCTAGTCGAAGCTTTGGGTAACACTTTGCTGTAACTGGTACATCGTCACTGTCATTTAAGATTCTAAATGCACGATCAACAAGATGCGTTCTAAGTGTTGTGTGATAACTGTTATGAAACACGACAGCAGGCAACGGTTGCATGATTTCCTTTCGATCCATTGAAATCACGTCTGCTCGTCCTTCATAACCTCTAAGAAAATGCCTGTACAAATCTACGCAGTAATTGGGAACCCAAATGTCACACGACATATGAGGGTATTGTGTGAGGCAATAAAGAATCGCTGGCAAGGTTGCGATTCGATCTCCCAACCCGCCGTCATTCACCCAAATGTTGATTCGCTGCTCGGGGTGTTTAAACATTAAATCTTTTCGCCTCTATGTTCAGCGCCGCAATCCTTGCAGTGAAGTCGCTGATACATACCGCCCCTAAAAGGACGTGAACCGTTTTTCGTAAACGATCTACTTCCACATGAACAAACTAAGTCGTCCCCATTCCAAGCTTTGAAATTGAAGTCGATTGCCCATGGACGAATCTTTTCGTAATACTCTTCAAGCGACAGAATGTCCCATCGATTGTATTCGGCCATTGCATCCCAGGCTTTTAAGTTGCCCTTCATACATTCCCGCCACATGGTTTTGCCTGGGAATTCGTGATGTTTTAGTTTTCGATACTTCAACTTTAGGGCATTTGAAACATAGTCTAATTTGTGCGAAGTGAAACCGAACGTCTTGTTAGCAAACTTTAGTGTGTCGAAACTTTGAAAGCTCGACGGTCTTGGGAGGTCGTGAATGATAAATCGTGCGTTCAGTCTCTTAATATCGAATTTGTCACCGTTTTGAGTAATGACAAGATCCGCTTCATCGAGAAGCTTCCAGATACCTTTAAGAAGCTTCTTATCATTTCTAACATCTCGTGCATTACGATTGTCTTGTTGCATGATCTCTTTATCGCCGAGCCATTTTGCGCTCCACGAAAGCACGTTCCAGTCTTCTTTGATATCTTCATGACCGATAAACTGTTTACGTATTCCCCACGAGTAGTTTTCCATCTCTGATGTTTCAATGTCGATGAGTAGTGTCTTAGGCTTAGCCACGAGCGACCTTCAACTCTGCAATTGCATTAAGTGCCAACTGATATTCTTCAACTGATTCAGCCAAGAGACCTACCACGTGTGACTCGTTAGTTGTTGCGAGATCACCTGTCGTGTACTGTCCGCCGAGTACGGGATGACTTGAATATTTACGAAGGCCAGATCTTACGACTTCAATTACTTGCCCGGGTTTTACCTCAAGAGGAACATCTTCATTTGTCTCGTCGTTGTAGTAGCCCTTGCCTGTAGCGAGTACCACTGCTGCTGTGAACTTGTTCTCTTCTGTGTCAGTTCGATAGTTACTTCCTGGTGAGGCCATCACTAAGCCGCCTGCTGTCTTCATTTCTGGCTCAGGTAAAACCTCAACTAAGATGCGACTTCCGAAGAGTTGATAGAAATTTGGTTTCGTTTCTTTGAGGGCCTTGAAGAACCCGAGATACTTTGACTGCATTGCACAGCCTCCGAAGGAAAGGGGTTACATGGCGGGTAGCCGAGAGGGACTGACCTATTTAGGGGTACAAGTAGGTACTTACCCGCCACGCAAAATTAAATTTGTTGTGTAGTTAACTCGCAGCCTGCCCAGTGATTTCGATCACCCATTGCAGTTGCGCCACAGGTGCACTTTGCTGGCGACTCTTTGGTCTTCTTTGGCAGCATGTTGAAAAGATCTAAGTCGTTGGGGTCGATAGAATACGGGTGCCCGGTTGGCGTAGCTGCTGGTAATGCGGTTGAGTTAACAGGAGTTTGTTTTGTTGAAACTACTCTGACGTTGAATGGGCTTGTCCCTTCGAAGTAGCACGGGACCTGATATGCTTCTAGTCCAACTACGTCTAACGAGGAGAAGCTATCAACCTTTGTTACAAAGATTTGCTGTTGCTTGTAATTAAAGTCCAGCTCGTAGTAACCAGGGTCCGAAATGATAATTGATTTCATGCCTCTCTTACTTTCTTAAATAAACTAGATCGCTTTGAACTATTTAAAGGTTGGAGATAAACCATTGCAGTTTGTACCGAATTCCATCCGAAACTCTCCAATATATCAACCGTTGTTACGCCCTCTAAACGACTAAACTCTGAGGCACATAACTTTCTTAACATGTGTGGAGTGAGGCCGACCTTCTTGAGTGAGTAATAAAGCTGACCGTAACTGCCCTTGTATCTAAAATTCTCAACTTCAGCTGGCAGATATACTTCTCGAGGCTTTTGGCCCTTACCAATAACTTGTCCATCTTTAACTGTTTTTAGTTCGCAAGATCGAAGTCCACTTAACAGCTGCTTAGCTGCGTTTCGCAGGTGATCTTGTGGAATCTTTTCGATTCGCCTTGCAGCCTCGTCATACGTGATTGTTAAACGCTGCGGAGAGTATGCGTACTTAAACAAATTTTCATGTGTTCGCATGAACTCCTTAATTCTATTCTTGCCCGTTCTATGCCCAGAGTCCAACAGCCACTGGTAGAATGTTCCAATTCGAATCATCGTTGTTTTAATTGCGTAGGGCTTCATGCCCGAGTCACGAAGCTTAACGAAGGCGTCCTTTGGGTCCATGTCGATAAGATGTTTGTTTGAGTGTAGTCTGCTCTCTTCTGTTCGAAGCGTTGTTGCCGCCCATGAGAGTCTTTTGAATTCAATATACTTTTCGATCAAGGACTCCATACGAACTCCTTCTTACTTTTTAGCCGCCAATGCCGCAGCTGTTAGATTCTTTAGGGCCGCTACCTGCTGACTTAATTGTAGGGCAGCTTCACCTGCATTCTTTGCAGTTATTGAGGCCTCCTCTACTTTCGCGGTCAACTCATCCACTTGAGAAAATACAGGGGTTAGATCAACTGATGGCACAGACTCAGTCGGATAATTCATCTCAGGCAAATTGATCTGTGCTGGAGCGCGAATCGTATTGAGAACGTTACCTCCAACAAATAATCCGTAGATTGCGGCAATAGCTGCTGCAAGCTCACCGAAGTTGCTAGTTGGTGCAAACACTGCTACTACAGCCAGTAGTGCGATTGAGACTACAAAGCCGAAATACTTTCTGCCGCCTAATGATTCAAATGCTTCTTTGACCATAATTCCTACTTTCAATAGTACTAAATACTATTCAATTTGTCAAGGTGCGTTAAAGAATAGATGGTAATCCTTATCAAACCGATACGGTTTACCTGTCACCCTGACCACGTCGTTAATAAAATCGTCTATAGACTTGCCCTGTGGATGCCAGAACTTTCCCTGCTCTGCCATCAGGTTGCAGGTTGCAAGTGCCGCCTCGACTAAGGACTGTTTGATCCTTGCTGGCCGCCTTATGAGATCGTTCGAAATCGTTTCGATTTTTCTTTCCGCATCGAGATAGCCAATGTTTGGGTCCTTAGCTGACTCATAAATAGAGTAAAGCATTACAGCCAAGTCAATTGGGCGCACGTAAAGCTTCATCTCTCTTGGATCGGGTAACGATCCCGGTTCGAATAATCGTTGAGTATTTCGGCGATTCAATTCTTGCTCTGCGCTTGTTTTGAGAGTGCCGCTGCAGTTGCTGCTACGTCAAACTTCGGTTTAGACTTGGTCGTAGTAGAAAGATCCGCCGAATCGATCGCTGCGAACTGGGTATCCGAAAGAGTCTTCTCTGGGTCTTGAGCTACCTTGAATGAGCTCCCCTTTAGTGCGCCGTACTTCTTGTCCTCTCCACGCGTGATCTCGGTATAAACACCCATCTCAAGTTTCCCGTCGTTTACGAGGTACTTGATGTTGCCCGGTGTTCCCACTGTGATCTTCTCGTTAGTCTCTGCGTTTACAACAAGGATGTTCTTTGCTGGACGGCCCTGAACGGTTACGTCGACAACCTTGATCGGATAACACTTAAAGGTCTGTCCTATCTTCATGTCGTTTAGTTTAAAGAAATTCCCTGCGGTTACTTCTTGCAATGCCATTTACTTAGCTCCTTTTTTAGCTTTTGTTTTTGGTAGATTGATCTCTTGGTTCATTTTCTTTCCGGCTTCGACTAACATGCTGACATGCTCAACAGTTCCCTCTACAGGAACCATCGCGCCGGCATCAGCGATGAGCACGGTGGATTGATTTGTTGGAAGGAATGTCACTGCGAATACTTTTTCTGGGAAAATCTCAACTTGCTGTTTTGTATTTGAGTGAACGAAATTTACGGCTTTCATTTTTTTAACATCTCCTCTATGCGGCCCTTAAAGGCCTCTAGCATTTCAACTCTCTGAAGTTCTGTGTCTCTATATGGTGTGTACCAAGCCGGATCAGACAGAATTTTCTTTTCGTATTCAGGAAGAGTTTTTGTTCTCATTAGAGTTATGTAGTTTGCGGTCTGCTGCTCGAGAATCCGAAGGTCATTACGATCAACCTGAATTGATGTACCAACTGGATCGTCAAGTTTCTTCTTGAGAGCCAAGATCTTCTGAGGCAATCGCTGCTTCTGTTCTTTCTCGGTAAGTCCTTTGATCTTGTAAGCTTCCTTGGCAAAGCAGCGCTGAAGCCAAAGTCTTTCGTCTGCTGAGAGTTCTAAATTCATTTCTTAGTCCTTCTTATGACAAGGCCCTCGCCTTTTAGAGTCTTCACTTCGTAAACGGAACCGTCCTGAAACTCGGCCTTTTGGATATCGTCTTCGATCATCTGCATGGCCCAGAGCTTTTCGATTCGCTCTAGTTCTTTTTTCGAGTTCGAGACTTCTTCATAGCGGGTTTTGAGTTCTTCGAGTTGCGGCGTCGCTTGTTCCGGCCATTTTTTCTTCGGCCACGTTTTGAAGTACGCTTTAAGTCCATCTTCTCCTGGGTGACATTGTTTGTTGAAGGAACAGAAGGCGCATTTAATGCTTCCCAAAGCATAGTCTCTTCGGATCTCTTCTGGGCTTCCGCCGCCGTCAATAGTTGCTGCCACATTCTTAAACTTTTCTTTGACTGCTTCGTATACGGTACTTGATGGACGAAACCGTATCTCACGAATTCGGGAGTCGTTTTTGTTGTACTGAATAATTGCTGCGTGATCGACACCGCGCTCTTTAAGAAATTGAGCGTTCGCATACATATTGAGCTGATAAAAATTCGAAGCGAGAAACGGGTCATCTAATTCTCCTAAGAATGCGTCGAGGTTGTCGACCCAGAACATCGTGTCCGTGATTCGCGCACACGACTGAAGCTTTGAGAGCTTCTCGTTGTCATCGTCCCAGCGACTCTTGTTGTATGAAGAGTACTTGTCGCCTTTGGACTTAATGTCGATCACTGCCTTGTGATCACCTACATAGAAACATCTATCGAGAGATCCCTCTACCCACTCCTTGTCGTTGAGTGGAAAGAAAGACAAAACTTGCTGTGCATACTTGAGCTCGAAGCCCTCAACATCTTTGAACTGATTTAAAATGTTGAATTCAATACTGTGACCGAGATTGAGGAGCCTATGAACAGACGGCTCCATTCCCTTCTTTTCGTATTTGGCTTTTCCTCGAAACTCAGCAAACTCATATGCAAGTTCTCTTGAACATTTGCCAGCAGCCGAAGGTCTGAGTGGCGTATTTTTTCTGCCATCTTCAGACTCTTTTAAGAGCTTCTGACTTGTATGATAATCAAGAAGATCGGTGTAACCGACTTCTGGTCCTAAAATCTTCAATTGAGAATTCCAGTGAGCGCGAAGAGCTCTAGTGAAGGCGTACTTGGAATCAAGCGCCTATAATTCAATATTATCTAATTATCTTATCTAAGTCCAACAGACGGGCTGGCTTATATCGATCATCAAGTTCGGGGTGCGTTCTCATAAATTCTAGTAAGAATAGATCGCTACAAATCGAATGCGCCAAATGAGGCAACCCACTTTCAGGGTCAAGATCCTCGCCGCTGTTAAACGCCAAAGTGTGTCTCAATTTGGCATCCATTAACCGAGACCATTTTATTCCTTTCGTCCAGTTGTATGGATCATATTTGCTTGCACCGTAGGTCAGTACCCTCGCGACCTCGATTAATGGCTGTGTCGGGATGAGACTCACCATTGGCTTGCCTGTATCAAACTTCTTTCCTTCCAAATGTTCACTCCTGGTAGAAAATGTTAAGGTTCCTTAATAATTCTTTAATAATTGGATAAAACGTCGATAATTGGACTAATGTAGTTCTCTGCTATTCCCGATGAAAATAGGAGTTATTGTGGCCTTAACTGAAACAACTGCAGAAAAACTCGCTATGGCAGCTAAGAACAACAACGAAGAAAAACCAGAGATCATAGTGACCAAAATTACGCCGCAGCTTATGAATCTATGGAATAAGGAGCTAGAACGGCTCCATAAGACTCTTACGTCGCAGCACATAAATGACGGTGACAGAGAATGGGTCAAAGAACGTATCAAAGTGCTACACGGGCTTGTCTTCGGCTCTCCGCCCTAATTCTTTTTCCCTGTTTTATATTTGTCTTTGAACCAGCCGCCGCCCTTAAGCTGGAATCCTGTATTTTTACTTACTTGCTTCTCGTAATCTTTACTTCCACACTTGGGGCACTGGGGTTCGTCGTCCGATCTGAATTTTGAGTATTCGAACTCGAACTGGCACTGATTACATTTGCAATCTAGCAGTGGCATTACTTCTCCCAGCGGCTCATGACGCCGCCTTCAACAGTTAAATTGATTGGTCCATGCTCTGTATTGAGCTGAAATGTTGTTAAATTTCTAATGATAATTTCGTTTGCTTCTTCTACTCTTGAGTTCTCAACTTCGAACATCGTGAAGTCGTGAACAAAGAGCAGCGGAGTTGCATCGATTCCTTTTTCTTTAAGTTCCGTCCACGCTCGGTGTGCGCCCTCAAGGTTTAGATCTGAAGCTGAGCCTTGAATGACTGAGTTAAAGCCCTTCATGTAGGCATCCTCTTTATTCTCAATCATTACTGGTCGACCTAGTAAATTAGTTAACTTCTCACCCGATTCGAAGAAGCGTGCGATTTCTTTGTGGTAGTCGATAGCTGTTTTATAATTGAGCTTGAAACGTTCAAGAATTTCGCGACACTGAGTCTCGCTTAAGTGAAACCCTTTTTGAGCAAAGGTTACTCTAAGTCTGTTGGCGCCTGCTCCGTAGAAGAGGGCGAATCCGACGTTCTTGGTTGCTGCTCTATGGATTGGGTAGTCTCGCTTGATATCGGAGTCTTCCGGAAGTCCGAAGAAGATTCTTGTATTGACGTCATGAAGTGACTGTCCACTAGCCACGACTGAATAGAGGCTTGGGTCTCCTGAGTAGAGGGCGATGAGTTTGGCTTCGATGGCGGCTGCATCGTAGCCGATGAAGGTGTAACCGTCTCTTGCTTTGAAGAGTCCCCGAAGGTCTGGAGGAACTTGTTGCAGGTTCGGCCTCTCGGAAGATGTACGACCGGTTCTTGTGTTGGTTGGATTAAAAACTGGGTGAACTGCTCCTTCGACCGAAAGATCCCTGTACGTCGGAATAAATGCCGTGAGAAGTTTATTACATTTTCTCCATTCGAGGAATGTTCTGACATCTTCTTTTCCTTCATCTGCCAACCTTTCTAAGACTTCGCGGCCTGTTGTTTCGTCACCTTCTAGACTTGTTATGTTATAACCGTAATAATCCCTGAGGAGTCGGGCCATCTGGGCCGGACTATCATAATCAATTTTCTTTGGTAGTTTTCGAAGTGCATTTTCAAATAGTTGTTGATGCCGAGGCGAAGTCAGAAACGTCTTGCCCTGCTTATGGGCCATTTCAACGTAACGATCGAAAGTCTCGTTCCTACACTGTTCTACATATGTATTGTGAGCGTCTGCCCACTGCTCATCGAGCTTCGCGCGTAGTTCGTCTCGCTTCGCAATTAACTCACTTTCCTTCGCATTCAACGCATCAAGATCAATCTGAATTCCTCGAAGCTCTGCAGCTAGTAACATCTTCGTCCAGTTTAGAAGTCGAAGATAAAAGTCCCACTCACCTCTCGCTTTTAATTTTTGTTCCAGGGTAGCTGCCAATCGGAGCGTGTATTCCGCGTCTTTCGTGACGTACTCGTCGTCGGCTTTGTCTTCCGTTTCCCAGAACGGTTCGACTTTGAGGAAGTAGGGGGCGAGGGTTTTGAGAGAATGTTTTCCGGCTTTTCGATGAAAAGACTGTCCAGCGGCGGAAAGTAATACTCGTCTTTGCTCATACTCCGCAAGCCATCCGTCGGAGATTTTTTCTGTGAGGACGTAGGCCATAAGCTGCGTACAGTGCCAATCAACTCTTGAAATATCCACGCCATGAACTGCCAGCCAAAGTAAATCAAACTTAAAGTTATGACCAACATAATAACGATCATTAATGTATTGGAAAGAATATTCCCCAAGTAGTTCGTGTACATCACAAAAAACTCTTTTATTGACATCGCTTACAACTCCAATCTTTGTTATCCGTCCATGCCACGGTGACAGGGCGTGCTCACACTTCTTATAGTCACCGAAGCCATTGCAACTTTCGACGTTACAAACCGTCTCGATATCAAGTGATGTTAAATTCATTTATTACCCGATGAGCGCAATTTTTGGTTGAAGGTACTTATACTGTTCGAGGTGCATACTAAAAACACATTCGTTAAACTCGATGTCGACTTGCTCTTCGACGTCGTCGATACGAACAATAATGTCGTCGCCGGGAACTACCTTCCTTGGTGATTCGCCGTAGCCGAGATGACTCGGATTTTGTTTGATCCATTCCTTGCCTGGAATTTCAAATGGGATTAGGACGACTGCAAACCAAATATGACGAGTATCTTCGTGAAAAAATCTACGAATGCCCTCGTCAAGTGAGCGCTCCTCTGAATGAAGAAGGAGCTTCGTAATTGCTGGGACGATGAATTTTCGATAAATTGTTTTGATTGAGTCGCCGTAGTAGGTGCGATAGGTGGGGCGTTTCTTAGTTGAGCGTGGAGCCATCGTCGTCATCTCCAAAGCTGTCTACAATAAAATCTTTTACCTTGAACATCATAGTGCTAAGGAAGCCCGCAAGAGCCATGCGGCCATTTTCGTCATCAACCAGATCATCAATCATCATGGGGTCAATGTTGTCTCGGAGCAGCTGCTCTACTTCTTCTAAGCTTTCAAATGGCGGTAAATCATAATGTGCAGAGACTTCATTAAACTCATTAAACATGAGGTCCGCGACCTCTACGTAGCTATCCGTCATTCAAAAACTCCAATTCATAGCCGACAACTCCGATTGCTAGAGCGTCGAGCCTGTCCCAAGCTTCTTCTTCAATCATTTGTAAAATCTTTTTTCGTGATTCTTCGTTTTCATAGAACCAACTGAGCACGCCCGCACTTACTTCGACTTTGTCGGCTGTACCTTTGCCGCTAATTCTTTTCTTTACTGTGGTGTTCTGTACTGCCCTTACTGGTGTCTCGTATGGAATGCGGCTGATATATCCGCCAATTAACTTTTGGAGTGACTGGCCGCCCTTACCCTGCATCACAAACGTTTCATAGCAAAACAGATCAACATGTCCGACAATGTTTAACCATTCTTCAAAGGCATTCCCGAAGAATGCTATTTTTTTATCCGTATCTGAGAAATTTGTAGTTAGCTCCTCGTCTGAAAGTATGTCTTTTGATTCCGTGTCGAATGCAACAAGACCAGTGTTACTCGAAACTCCAAGCCCAGCGTCCAATGCCGCAACAATCATCCTTCAACCCGATCAATTAGACTAAGCTCAAGCGCTGTTTGTGCTGTCATATAAGTGTCTCTATCGAAGAGCTTTCTAAGTTTCTGAACTGTGGTTTCCATTTTGTCCGCGTAGATCTGCAAAAACTGAAGTTCGAAGGTCTTGTAGTGTTCAGATATTCTTCGCGCCGTTCCCACTTCACCACTAAATGACTCATATCCTAAGTGAACCATGAACTGAGTGTTGGGGCGTGATATCCGCTCTCTTGCGGCTTGCAGAATTAGCGTACCGGCTGACATGCAGGCGGCCTCACAAATTATGTCTACTGGAATTTTGTTACTCTTAATTAAGTCGTAGATTCCCATTGCAGAATAAAGATCGCCGCCCCCAGTATGGAGGTGAATTGTAATTGCATCTGTGTTCGCAGTTTGATTTAAGATCGCAAGTCCTTTAACAACCTGATCATACATCTGCTCACCAACGTCGCTCGATAAGTAGAGCCGGCGATTGAAGATGTCGATTCCGTGATCAACGATTAAATCTAAAACCTTTGATCTATCGACTTTGTTTTGTTCCGCCGAGCGCTTCGTACTCACTCATGACCTTCTTGTAGTAGGGTAAAAGTTCTGGGTGCTTTGGATGTTTTGTGAGGCCTTGATTGTAACAAGAAACCCATGTGAGGTTTTCTTTGTACGGGCAGTGTTTCCGAACGAATGCTAAATACTCTATGCCTGCTCTGATCGACGTATCTTTGTGAAATCTTGGATGCATTTGCATGAGCCCAACTTCACCAACCGAGCCTTTTGCATTTACGTTCCAGTTACTCTCGACTTTGATGATTGCAGCTACAAGTTTCGGGTCAATGTTGTGCTTTGCTGACTCACGGACAATTGTAACCACTGTTGAATTTGAATTGTCACCTCTGGCGGTTGCTTTGAACATGAACATGCCGATTGCAATTCCGAGAAAGAGACAAACTGTGAGCCAAATTAGATGGCCGATGAATCTAAGGATCATCGCCAATACGTTGTATGTGTTCATGGGAACTCCAGTCGATAAGTGATTGACTGACTTGAAATGGTTTTTACTAGAAAGGTTGCTTGGCCTATTCGCGCTCGGAGTGACTCGCTCAGTTCGCGCTCTTGAAACTCCTGAAGCGTCTGTTCGATTCCTGACTGCTTAACGTAGGCTTGAGTTGCGGCAAGAGCAGCTTGACTGTTCTTGCCGTCGAGACCGAGAACTAGGATCATTGGAATTATCAGCATTTCCATTTCTAGAATCTCCAATTATGAATCCGATGAATAGCCCGACTACACATGAGAGTGCAGCGATGTCGATTTCTTGCCATGTCACTTGCTCACCTGACTCATGACGACCGCACCAGCGACAAAGCTGAGCGGAATAATGATCGCGGAGTTGCGGTACCAAGCATTCGTTTCGGCAATCTGTTCGTTGAGCTGTGCTTTGACGATGTTGTAGTTAAATTTCAAATCTTGAATTTGCTCTGACTGTTTACTAATCAACTCACCCTGATTTTTGATTGCGCGATCGGCTGCCTCGAGAACTTCTTCGCAGGCTGCGAGTCGATCTTCACAGGTCGCTGGCATCAAGTGAATGTCATGTGCCCTTGCCGTCAGTGTCGTCGCTAGGATTAAGCTTATGATTACGATCAAAATCACTATTGTATTTCTTACGTTTTGCATAGTAGTCCTCCAGAGATTCGGCCTGTTTTTTGGTGAGGGCCTTAATTGCCGCTTCTCGCTCTTCAATGTTCTTATCTAGAACTGTTCGAAAAAACTCAGATGTCTTGTTTCTTTGAATTCGATCGGAGTTCCACTTGATCACGAGATATCCAACTGCTGCTAAGCCGAGCAGCCACGTCCAAGTTTCCATTAGTCATTTTCCAGTGCTAAAAAGATTGAGCCAATTACGAGAAAGCCGACGATGTGAATGCACATAAGCTTCAATATCCAAACGGCTTCTGGGTTCATTACATTCCACCTTCTAGGAACTCGTAGATAGATGAGAGTGGAATAAAGAGGGCGATCATTCGCTGACCTTCCCAAGCGAATACAACTCCAACAACTTGTCCGTCGTAATTGAGGACAGGCGATCCTGAGTTACCTGGATAGATCGAGATATCAGAGCGACCGACCTTTAAAGTCTTAGTTGTGAGATTCGGAATGAAGTCGGCATAGACCCACGAGTAATTAACAAACGTTCCACTTACTGGTGTGAGCTTCCTCAAATGAGGGTGTCCATATACGAACAAGAACTCTGATTGCGCTGGCACCCAGTTGCGGTCTGCGAGGGAAAGTCCCCCATACTTGGCCAGGAATTCGAGAGGAGGTTCAATAATACAGAGGTCAGTTAGGTCGGCTCTTCGTCTTACTGTTGATCGATATACTTTTTCGTCTTGGTCAAGAACATAGATTGCGCCAGGAGTTGGATCGATGTCGCAAATGTGTCTGTTGGTAAGAACAATCGTGCCATAAATCGGATGCGTTACCAGAAATCCTGTTCCGCCGCCCTCACCTTCAACTACGATGCGAAAGACATTATCCTTGGCATGGGTTGAGAGCATGTTGTCGCGCTTAACTGACGGGTGCGAGTTAACGTTGTCGCGAACCACTAGTTTGAAGGCGTTATAAGTTGCACCAATTAGAAAAAAGCAAACAGCAGCAAGGGCAACTTTTAACCAGAAGGAAGAACTGGCCGGCGTTGCACCGGCACCAATAGGGGTAGATTGGGGCTTTTGAGCCATGTAGGTGGGGTCCTTGTTAGGAGTTAATTGGTAACTTGGGAATCGTTACCGAGGTGTTGGGACGAGTGGGTCCCTATACTTCTATTATCTCAATCTTTCTTTTCGGAATCCAACAGACGGGCAGCTTTTTTTGCTTGTTTCATTTGCTCTTTACGCATTTTCTTTCGCGAATCACGATTAACCCAAATCAATTTTAATTTAGGTGTTCCGTCTTCATTTAAAACTGGTTTGCCATTTCTAAATACTGGCACTTCGACGATTGGAAGGGGCCTCTTACCATGTTCCTTGATCCACGCTTCCATAGCTTTCGAGTATCGATTGTAGAAATCTTTGACCTCTGCGGACACCTCACGGAGTTCAGTGCTCGGCACTTCCACGGGCTTACTCTGTTGCACGGTCGAATCTGGCTGTGCGATCTGAATCCCGTCTGCTGGGGGCTGCTCAGCAGACTTAATATTAGAAACCATTTAATCACTACTCCTTCTTTCAATCATCGTCGCGATGTATGCCAAGAGAGCGCGGCTCAGCGAAATCGTTCTTAACTAGTTGCGTGTGATCTCTTAGCTTCTTTGCAGCGTCTGGAATCTGTAAATTCTGTAGATGAAACAAAAGGCATACTTCTTTAATAGCCGCAGTACTGAGACCTCTGGTCTGTTCAACTTCTGCCTCATTAGGCTCTCTCATTAAGTAATGTTTAAGGAGGGCCGCTCGTTGGGTTGGATCAGGATCTCCAATCTTATATATCTTGTCGAATCTACTTGGGCGGTCGACAATGTTCTGAGGCAACTTCTCTGGGTAATTAGTCGTCGCAAAAATAATTGCGTTATCACTACTGATTTCCCCATCTAAAAATCGCAAGAGCTTATCGAAATTCCTGTCGACTGCAGACAAGATCTCCTCAAAGATAAATACTTTTAATCGCCCCTTGAGACCTAAGTTGATTGCTCTTACAAACTCAGCTGAGGGCACTCCATCGAGGAAGAACGTTACAGCATCTCGCAGCTCGTTACGTAGTAGGTCGCGAATCAATGCTGACTTGCCCTCACCTGGCGGGCCATAGAGTAGTATTCCGCGCTTATAGTGCGCACCTATGTTTCGATACAAACTCTCATTACCAACAAATAAACTAAGATCGTTTATGATTGGGTTTACGAGGCTTTCAATTCTAGTGTACTTGTCGTCTCTGATGTCGAGCGGAACAAATCTATCTGGCGCGTCATCGCCGTAATGCGCTTGAATGATTCGATATGCTCCAGATGGAAAATCACTAGTAGCTTCTTTATGTTCTTTGAAATTATCGTCCTTAACTACATGCCCTAAATAAATGTGGGCGCTTGAGCTTAACGAATTTGCAAGTTCTACGGCTTCTTTTGAGCCATCAGTATGAAACCACTTCTGTCCGCTTCGTGGCTTCCAAGTATAATATATTCCGTCGTTCGTTTCGTATTTGTACCACTTAACTTCTTTCAATTTTTACTCCACCAATTCAAAGTGAGGGAGGTCCTTAAACTTCTCGTCTTTAACTTGCGTGTTTTTATTCCAATCGCCGCCGTAACGAATTTTGATTCCCATCTTTGCTGCGATTCCCATTACAAAACCGCCGAAATAATAAAACCGTCCGTGGTCATTCCAGTCGATCGGATATGGTGCTACATCAACGGCCTTAGAGGGCTGCGAGTTGTGCTTTGACTGCGGCCATTGGGTTTTTGATTGCCCCGCCGCGAAGGCAGCGTCTTGCATGATTTTCCCTCTGTGGCCCTCGAGAACTACGCAGTCGAAGTGCTTGATAACTTCTAAGAACAGCGCCTGGAGTTTAGGATCGCAGGTTGCTAGTTTCTCGAGTGACTTTTGACTAAAGGCTGGCATTACTTGCCCTCCTCGCTTGCAATTACATAAAGGTAGAACGGAACGAGTACGGGCCAAAAAAGAGCGACGAAGAAATTAATGTGCTTTGTATCTTTGTAGTCATCGTACTGCTCGTTGGTGAACCAAATTGCGAGTGCGATAACTACGTAGAGGTATGAAGCAAGTAGCGCCATTAATTAGACTCCACATAGACACAAACTTCGTCACCTTCTTCAATCTCATCCTCATTGATGAATTCAGATACGCCGCCGTTGTCTGTTTCAAATTTGCACTTTGTTCCAAATGCGCCTTTGTTTGAGTCGTCGCACTTCTTCTTCACGACTTTTGTGATCGTGTTGCACTCAGGCGCTTCGTGATAGGTGAACATGTTGTTTGCTGGCTGGCCTGCGCAACCGATTAGACACATAACAAGTAACAACAGGACGCTAATTAGTAGCGGTTTCATTACGCAATCTCCTTGTAAAAGGGAACGTAGTTACAGAACATGCAGTGACCTTTTTGATTCAATTCCGTTGGGAGCATTTCCCAAGCATGGTCTTCGTCTTCTCTATGCTTCATGTCTTTAAGGACAACGCCTGATCGAATGTTGTTTGCTTTGCAGTCGCAGTGGGGCGCGAAATTTTTCTTTGGCACTGCTGCGAGAGTTGTTGCGAGATGAACAACTGTTCTCTCGTACATTGTTACAGCGGCGTCACCGAGCTCCTCAGAAATCCTCATTCGTGGCGTCGTCATCGGCGCCCTCTGCTTCATCGTTGGAAGCCTCGTTATCTTCACAGTCCCGTAATAAACGTCGTTGCTCACTTAAAACCCCTTTCAAATAATGAAGGCGACAGACTTCGGCTCGAGGCAAAACGGTGCCCTCACAGCCGTTAACTGTGCATTCCGTATTCAGTTTTTTGATCGCGTCCCCCAGGATGAGATTTGCTTTTGCTACCTAAGGTGAAGTGCTTTGTTTGTGCACCTCGTCATAAATCCAATATCTCATGTTTTACGTGCGGCGTCAAACTTGCAATAGCAAAACGTATGCCAATGAGATTTCAAAGCAATTTCGCCTGTTTGAATGTGTGGAACGCATCGTGCTAGAATTAAAGAACGGGCTACCTTTCGGCCCTCACCTTTCTCGCGTTCCGTTCTGGGACGCTCGGAGCAAATCAATGTACGAAATCAGTCTTTTCCCTGAGGGCGCTGACGCGTCAGCAACTCGTAACGTAGTTACTCGCGAACAACTCACACCAGATCTTTTGCTCAAACATCCTTGGGCACCTGGCTTATTCAAAGATGGAGTTAGAGCAAACAAAAATCTCGAATCAATTGGACTATTGGTTCTTGATATCGATGAAGGCTGCACGCTCAATGAGGCGCTCAAAATATTTGCTAATTATAAGCACGTAATTGGTACATCGAAGAGTCATCAACTAAATAAGAACGGCGTTGTGTGTGACAGGTTTCGAGTGATCCTATTTCTTGAACAACACGCAACGAGCGACTCTGAATTTAAAGAGTATTGGTTTGCAGCATTTGCTAAGTGGCCCTTCATTGATAAGGCATGCAAGGATTCGGCGCGCTTCTTTTTTCCGTGTAAAGAAATTGTGTCTGTTAATGAATCGGGCGCTCTGTTTGGTGAACGACGTTACTTAGAGAAGACTCAAGTAACGAACGCGCCCTCAAACGTTACTAAGAAGGGCAAGTTGTCGAAGGCAACAAAAGACTTCTTAGCTGAGGGTGCACCTCCAGGTGAATGGCACGGTCGTTTCTTCAAAGCTTGTATGGATTTTAAAGAGCAGGGATATACAGAGGAGGAAGCAACTAGTAAATTGCAACTCGCAACTGGTCACTTGGATGAGACGGACTTGCAACAGATCGAAGATGTATATTCCAATCGTGAGCCGAAGTACGGACCTCGCAACGTGGGACTTATTACTGACTGGCCCGTAATGATTCCAACCAAAGACGGCGAGAAACTTGATCGCAATCATCCAGATAATTTAGAGCATTTGATTTCAAAGATGGGCTACGACCTTGCTTACAATGAAATGGATATGCAGGTTTACTCTGAGGGCGAAAAGATAACTGACATTGATCTCACTGAGGTATGGAAACAAGTTAAACGCCACGGGCTACAGCACGGTAAGGACTTCATTGCAGCAATGCTTGAAAACATCGCATTCAAAAAGCGCTATCACCCTATCAAACAAATAATTGAAAGTCATGTGTGGGACAAACAGGATCACATAGGCGCCCTCTATAAAACTCTAATTGTGGACGGTGACGAGGACTACTCGACATATCTGCGTAAGTGGTTAATTGGGATCATTGCGAAAGTGTATCGTCCAGGCTCTCAGAATTTGGTCCTAACATTTGTAGGCGCTCAAGGTATCGGTAAGTCGCGCTGGTTTACAAAGCTTGCCCTTTACGAAAAAGCTTTTGGTGAGGGTGCAATTGATCCATCAAATAAGGACCACGAACTTCGTCACCTCTCGCACCTCATTTGGCATATTCCAGAGCTTGATTACACAACAGGTAAGCGTGAAACGGGCGCCCTCAAAGATTACCTAACTCGTGACTTTGTTAACGTTCGCCCTGCGTTTGCTCGTTATACACGTGAAGGCCGTAGCGTTTGCTCATTTGCAGCTTCAGTGAATGCTGAAGAGTTCTTGGTCGATCAAACTGGTAATAGGCGCTATTTAATTATTCCGCTAAATGCGATCGATCATAATCATAACGTCGATATCCAACAGGTATTCGCACAAGCCAAGGCACTCTTTGAAGCCGGTGAGCAATGGTGGCTCACAACTGAGGAGCTCGCAGAACTCAACGATCGAAACAGTAAGTTTGAAATCAAAGACGTTGTGGCCTCATTTGTAGATACGCTTGAGTCTGGCCCTGACGAGATGACTGGCATTGAAATCTGCGCCCTAATGGGTATACATGAGCCCTCAATGGCGGTCCTTACACGGCTAGGGGCGGCCCTCAAACGCCATGGCATCAAGAAGGCACGTGCCCAGGTTGGGCGGGTTAGGCACTACGTGTATTTAGTAAAAAACCCTAAAGGTTCCAATAAGATGAAGACACCTTCAGTGGTGTAAGTGGCTAACGTGGCTACCCGAAAGTGACTTTACTATAGTGCTGCACTCACCGTTTGTAGAAATGATGATTTAGGTTAGGTAGGTTAGGTAGGTTAGGCAGATAGCTAATATCACTAAGGAATAAGTGGCTAACCTAGTGGCTAACCTCGTAGAAACTTAAGTAGGTTAGCCACATTGATGTAGGACAATCGCTTACAACACGGACCATGCGGACGAGTCCGACTCGGTCAATGTTGCACGCGACTAAGCAACGCGTTGCTTGCGGCTTTTTAAACGGTCTGCAATGCGCTGTGCGGCCTCCTCAGCCTCGTTCTCACAGCGGGTAATGATCGCCTGGCTTCGTTCAATGAAGTCCACGTCAGCGGGGTCTATATCGGTTTGTACGACCATAACACAACCGCGCTCCTTCGGATCAATCGTTTGAAGCCAAGCTTGGTAATCGGAAGCCAACATGAAAGTGCATTTCGAGAAACGTCCAAACGTAACTAAGATCACAGTGTCCTTTTTGGTAGACATAAATACTCCTATCCAATAACGTACAGCGTTAATAAAACAAATATGTCACGTGAATGTTAGATCGAGGTCAGGCCCAGAGGGTGCGGGCAAGAGGTGATTGAACCTTCCTCACTGAACGACTCTCGCAATTTGCATAGACGAACTTTGCGAAAGCCATCGCTTGAGCGAGGCTCTTTGCTTGGATGAAAACAACAATACGCCGTTTTCCAATGACAACAGAAATTTGATACAAACTCATAAATCCTCCGCTTACGTACCACATTGAGATTTGGCGCTTTTTTCGCCTTACACTCAGTATACTCTTCGACGCTTTGCAGAATGACTTAAGTCGCATAAATGCGTCGTAATGAGATTTGATAAGTAAATCGGCACTTTAGACCTGAAAATAATTTTAAAGCGTTTTACGTCATTAAGTCGAATTAAATACTGCAAGAAGCGAAAAGGTTTAGTTACCCCTAAAACCCCAAAATAGTAATTGATAGGTGTTTAAATAGTATCTTACATACTATTGAAACCTAGTGATTCTAATACCTTATACGTTTCAGCTACCCCAAAGCACCCCCCAACAGGGCACCAAACCCCATATATTAGAGATGAGTCATACCTCATATAGTTGAGTAGACACGGCAACTCGCTGCTCGTTGCTAAGTAGTTGTAATCTTTTGGATATACGGGGGTAGGGCTCCGATTTTTTAGGGGGCGCGTACCGGCCACGCCGTCGGTCGCCGCAGTTTAGGGGTACCTTTGCGCAAGTTTTTCGGCCAAAACGAATTTAAATACTAAAACCTGCTAAGGGGGGTCAAATTTTTTCCCCCTCTTATATTCGATCTGACGCCCAAAACACAGTTATAACGCCTAATGTTAAAATCAGTGAAGGAGGACATGGATGTCCAAACTCAAACGACCAGTCCGACCGGATCTGGCCGACTCAAAACACGCCGCCTTGGTAGACGACTTAAGAGAATTCGAAGAATTTAGGGAAACGACCCTACCCGTTCTACGGGAACTCGTTCGCAAGAAAGCCCCGCCAGCCGAAATTCTTGAAGCAGTTAAGTCGCTCGCCGCTGCTCGCTTAGGAACAATGTTGATTACAGCTGACGCGAAGACCGCGCTCACTGCGATCAAAGATATTCTGGACCGAACAGAGGGTAAGGCTCGTGAATCAGTCACTCATACGCATCAACTTGAGAATATTCCAGAGCAGCAGTTCGACGCCCTCCTAAATACCGAGATCGAAAACCTCAAAAAGGCAAAAGCCAAAGCTTCCAAACAGGAACATTAATTGGATTTTTCTGACATTGACCTGACATTACTTTCTCGTAAAGAGAAGGAGCGCCTCTATGACCTGATTCAGGAGTACAAGAGACGCGAAAAAGAAAAGCGGCCCCCCTACACTCCTAACGATGGACAGAAGGCTGTTCATGAATCCGTAAAACCCTTCCGCTGGGTCTTTGCTGGTAACGGTTCAGGCAAGACAGCACTACTCGCTAACGAAACAATTTGGAAGCTCGACGGGTTTAACCCAATTCGGAAGGCATTCACGAAATCGCCCTGCAGAATCATAGTCGTTCTAGACAGCCCCTCGAAGATAACTGACGTGTGGCTTGGTGAAATCGGAAAGTGGTCAATTCTAAAGCCTGAAAATCTGGATAAACGAGGAAAACCCTACGTCAGCCGCATCTCTTGGCCGAATGGTTCCGAGGTCCTATTCATGCTTCATGACCAAGAGCCGATGTTATTCGAGTCTATCGAGGCTGATTACGTAATATTCGACGAGCCCCCTCCTAGAAAGATATTTATATCGCTAATTCGTGGTCTTCGTAAGGCCGACTCGCAACCTGAGGTACTAGTAGGTGGAACCCCTATCACGGCGCCCTGGTTACGTAAGGAAATCTGGGAGCCATGGTCACGAGGCGAGAGCCCCGACACTGATTGTTTCAAGTTTGCCTCCGACGTCAACAAGGACAACGTCAATTGGGAGTTCGTTCAGAAGAACATTTTCAGTAAGTACTCAGAGAAAGAACTTAGAATTCGTCGTTACGGCGACTGGTTCGACCTTGAAGGCTTAGCACTCGCGCACCTTTTTGATAGGTCTACCCACGTAGTAGCGCAGTACCCAGGTTGGAAGGATTCTTGGCCCTGTGTAATAGCAATCGACCCCCATCCAAGAAAAGCGCACACAGCAATTCTCCTCGGAGTTAGCCCCGACGACAGACTCTACGTAATAAAAGAGATCTCCTCTAGATCTATTCCTTCACAGTTCGCAAGAGAGCTTCGCTCCTGGTACCAGGGTTACAAAGTAGTCGACATAGTTTGCGACTCCCTCGGCAGCACTCCGATGTCGGGAGGTATTGGGAATCGCTCTTTCATCGAAGTTCTAAACGACAATGGAGTAAGGGCGCGTGCAACTACGTTTCATGACAAAAAAGACGAACAATGGATTGCAAAAATCCAGGAAGTTCTAGCAATTCCAGAGGAGCCGGATCGATTCGGTCAGAAAGTACCGAGACTTCGAATTAACTCAAGCTGCAAGGGACTCATTGCGGATATCGAGTCGGTCGAATGGGCTAAGTATCGAAACATTGACGAATTTAAGCCGAAGCTCGCAATTGAATCTAAAGACTTCCTCTCTACCCTTAAATACGCCCTAGCAGCAGAGCCCCGTTTCATCAAAGGCAAGGAAAAACCCATCAAACCTAAGGGGCCTGTTTCCTGGAATAACCGTGAAATATCAAGAAGAAGGGCCACAAGCTAAGGTTCGCCTGACGCCTCGTATAATTGACCTATGAGTGATAGCAATCTCGGCACCTACCGCGCCGATCAAGACGTAATTCAAAATGGCCGAAAGAACGCACTCGAGGACGTCGAAGTCCCCCTACGCGAACGCTCAATCCAGAAGCTCGTAAAAAAGCTTGAAGACATGGGCGCAGGCCACAAAGTAGTCGAAACTTGGACCGCAGTTAATAACAGGCGGAAAGAGTGGTTGGAGCGTCAACGCTCTTTACTCATGGAGTACGACGAGTTTTTTGATCCGATCTATGAAACATCTCAAGATTGGTCCTCTACCCTTCACAGACCCGTAGCCCTTACTCACGCAAAAACATATCACGCTCGATTCGTCGCTGCCCTCTTAGGGATCGACCCGCCTTTCACAGTAAAAGCGCGCCAGGCTGCTAACGAAGAGCGAGCCGGGCTCATTCAAGAACTCATGCGCTACACGCTACAAAGTTGGTGCAACGAGTACCAAGGAATTGACGAAGTCGTCGATGCCTGGCTCTGGGCTTGGGTAACAAGCGGTTGTGGAATTTTAAAACTCCGCTGGGACAGAAAATATTCAACCTACCTTGATGTTGTTGAGAAGCAAGTTCAAGGAGACCCCGAGCTTGTGTACGGGCCTGACGGAAAGGAACAGGTAGTTCGCCGTCCGAAGCTTGTGGAAGTTGAAGAGGAAGTCACCAAGACTTGCTTCGACGGACCAGTTATCGAATGGGTTCCAGCCGAAGACGTAGCAATTGACGGTGGAGCGGGTGATCCGCAACGAGCAGATTCAGTAATTCATCAAAGATACATGACGGGCTCTGAGCTTTGGACTCTTGCCGATATGGATGTCTTCCGCAAGGACATCGTCGAAGAAGTTATTAAAGCCGGCGAGGACATGAAGTCTGGTGAGGGCGTCAACATGATCAAGACTGATAAGTCTGACGCTGCAGGCACTGGCGACATTGATCACGAAACAGATTTGCAACGCTATCAAATTCTAGAAGCGCACATGAAGTTAGACGTCAATGGTTCTGGAATCGCAAGCGATGTTATCTTGTGGGTGCATAAGGGAACAAACAAAATTCTTCGTGCAACTTACTTGTACCGAGTAATGCCTACGGGTCTTAGACCATTTGTAAAGATCGATTTTCACAAGCGACACGGAGAAGACTACGGCGTTGGAATTATCGAGCTTTTATATTCACTCACAAAAGAAATCGATGCAATTGCAAACATGCGATTGGACTTCGGCCTAATTTCTTCAATGCCGTTTGGTTTTTATAGACCAACTGTTTCGCAAAATAACGAAGAGCGACTGCCGTATGAACCGGGAACACTACTCCCCCTAGATAATCCGCAATCAGATGTTTATTTCCCGAATCTCGGAAACAGAACAGCATTTGGTTTCCAAGAAGAAGCAGCACTTCAACAGTCAATCGAAAGACTAACCTCAATCTCTGATATTTCACTTGGAATCGTTGGCGGACAGGGCGCAACACGTACCGCAACCGGTACTCGTGCACTACTTGGCGAATCAAACGCAAACTTAGACATTTTCCTCCGAAGAATGAACAGAGGATGGAAGCGCGTTCTCATCTATCTCTTCAACATGCTCCAACAAAAACTTCCGCCAGGATTCCAATTCAGAGTTTTAGGTGACGACGGTAACAATTACTGGGCACACATTGAGTCGCCACAAGAACTCGCAGGAATGTTTGATTTCGAGCTAGAAGCAAACAGTGCGAATTCAAATAAGCTTGTGCAGGTCGAAGTTGCAAATAGCATCTTAGCCGCGATTGCAAACCCACTTTACATCCAACTTGGAATTGTAACGCCTCTTGAACTCTATGAAGCGCTCAAAAACAAATTCAAGGTCGAGGGGGTAAAAGATTTTGGCA